TGTCTCCTCATCGAAAAAAGGCTATCGCCAAGCGTAGAAAGAAGAACAAAAACAAAAAAACTCACAGGAGATAATCCTCAAAACTATAAAGAAATGAAGCTAAAAGACATAGTAAGCCAATTGGCTAATCGAATAAACCAACCTCATGTAATAGAGTGCTATTTACGGAAAGTATATGCGAAAGGTTACGAAAATGGGAGAAAAGAATCCCCATGGCATGAAGTCAGTGAGGAGCCGAAGAAAGGTGAGCATATA